ACAGGGAGAGGGAGTCCACCTGCCATATGACGATCAGGAGTGTATCAGAGAGCCGTATCGTGCGTAAGTGTCGTCAAGGTTGTGGGAAATGTAGATAATCTCTTGATTTTTCACTACAGCCCACTCAACTCCGTGCCAAGTTTTTTCGGTTTCACGCTGCCAAATCTGACAGCCCCCTTCACCATCAATAACCACCCAAGGATTCTCTCCCGGAGTTGTCATCTCAACCATTGGGCGAGAAAGCTTGCGCCTTCGATGCCTACCAGAACGTTCCGCTTCCGTTAGTCCACCCCAAATACCTTCTTCACCTTCTCCAGCTGCGAGACAAGGCTCAATTACAGAACAGGTTTCGCATATGGCTTTTGCGCGAAGTTCCCGGATCTTGCGATCCATATGTTTCTCTTCTTCTGATGGGAAAAACACCTGCGTGTCCTTGCCTCGGCAGGCGGCCTGTTCCATCCATCTCACGCAACGCATGGTACTACTAGCCGTTATTGGGTGCGGAACATGGTACTTTTTTGGCTATGGCCGTAAGACACTACACATATAACCTCACCGCAACGCCACAAGAACTGACTGGCTTGATTTCAACTGATCGCAAGCGACGTATCAGCCTTGTTTTTAACACCGATAAAAACAGCAACGACACAACAATGATCGGTGCATCCACCGTTACGGCAACCGATTTCGGTTTTCACCTTGATGCCGATGAACAATTTGTTCTTGAAGGCTGGTTTACCTCAACTGATCGGTTCTATGCTCGCGCAAAAACCACTACAGCCATTCTGCATGTTTTGGTAGCCGGGGCTTAAAAACCGTAAGCACGATCCATACGATCAACCAAGGACAGAGGGCGATGAGGAGCAGGGGATTCCCATTCCCACACCAATTCTTCTTCCTCACCATCAAGGGCAAGCATTCGTTTCTCAACGATCTCACCCTTGACAACCTTGAGATACATGCCCTCAGGCACTTCCCACACATCAACTAAACCAACATAGGCTTCACGACACGCATCACTCAAGATCTGTTTCGTTGAAGCGAACACCAAAGAACCGTTCCTTGTGTGACCGACCCACAATGGTGAACCATCCAAGCGAGCAAGGTGCATCGTTTTTGGATCATTGGCTTCATACCAACCGATTGCGGCACGACCCCACAGTTCGCCTAAACGGTTGAGATCATCAATGTTGGCGAGCAGTTGAAAGATGGCTTCTGAGTCCACCTGAGCGATTCTTTCCACGCCAAGTGCCTCGAATATCTCATCATCGTTGCTGATGTGGCCGTTGTGAACACCAATGATTCCGGGAACGACAATTGGGTGGTTGTTGTCAGGGTTGGATTTGTCACCTTTGGTCGCATAGCGAGCGTGTAGCAACGCTGTGCGAGTGTATTTGGGGATCAGGCTGATGTTTCTGTCCACGAAACGATCCGCGTTTACAGGTTCTTTTGCGTAAAACAGTTCCACGCCTTCTTCCGTGTTCTCTGACCAAACAGCACCTGTCGCATCACGACCTCGGCTTTGGATTTGACGTAGGAGTTTGTCCGAGAGCAGTCGTGTCCGAATGACACGGTGATCCTTGTCGCTGATACTGAATCCTGCGATACCACACATTGTTATTGACCTCCTGTAAGGGCTACTGCTCTTGCTTTTAGATATTCCTTGTCTGCCTCGGTGAAGAGGTTTTGTTTCGTGTCTAGTGGCTTTACGAGTGTGTCAAGCACACCGAACATTTCGCCACTTTCGTTCTCCAATTCTTTTTCAGCTGCGGTGAAGTCCACGAATGCGATCAGGAACTTGACCCAAGCAGAGATTTTCTTGGCGTTCAAAGAACCTTGGTGCAAACGCACTTCGTAAGTGCCTGCCTTTGGGAATGGCGTGATGTTCAACGATGAGGTTCGGTTGACTTGGGTTCTATCCGGGTCACGACCTGCCAAGATCAGTTGTTGCCATCTTGTTACTTCGGCAGGAACAACCGTCTTGCAGTAAGCGTTTGTCCAACGGCTACGAGAAACGAAGTGTTTGATCATGGTTTCGTTTGCGTACCATCGACCCACAAGTTCTGCTCGTTGCTCTTTGGTCATATCGCGAACACCGAGGTGAACATGAAGACCGCAACTTCTGCTAACTCCACCACCTGCCTCTTTGATCGCTTTCATCACCTTTTTGATTTGAGCGAAACCATCTTCGCCTTGAAGAATTGGTGAGATCACTTCGCCACCTGTGTAAACAGAACCGTCACGCTCAACTTTCCATTCCGTGTAACCACTCACTTGTGCGTTGCAGGTTTCGCAAACTCTTCCGTGATACGGAAGCACGTGAATGTGTTGAACACCGAGAGCGAGAGCAACTTTTTCTGCCACGATACGGCGATCCATGTTGACATATTCAATTTCAACACCGAAGGTGCGAAGCGAAGTTTGTTGAACTTGTGGGTTCAAGATTCTTTGTACTGCACTTGGTTGAACGTTGAATCGGCGTTGCGCGGCTAAACGACCTGCCTGTGATCTGCGAGGGTTTGGTGCAGTCAATGGTGGCAGGTTGTTTACTCTTGCGTGGCGTGAAGCCGAGAGGCGAGCGGTTGACTCGTTGTTGAATTGAAGTACTTGGGTGATGAACGCCCAAGATTCTCCTGAAATAACTCTGAGGTGATAAGCCTCTCTGTCACGATCCACTTGGGTAAGTGGTCTTGCTGGTGAGATTGTCGGCATCTCATTCCTTTCTGTAAGACTCCCTTGCCTTACATATAGAAGTATAGGGGCGAAACTAGCCCTAGGTCAAGTCAGCCATTTCTATGTGGAAAATCTTGCCCTCGGCAACCAGCCTCTCAAACGACCTTGGGGCGACCTTGTAATACAAGGAAAGCGACCAAGCCCTCGCATCAGGTTCTACGTCGGTTTCGCGACCTGAGAAGCCTTTGGCTTTGTTGTGCCGTTGAAGAGCGTGGCGAAACTCATGGATCACGGTCACCATTGAAGGCTTGCTCATATGAATGGTGTTGCTTGGTAAATGGTAATAACCGCTTCCAGCTGCGACTCCCTCAATGATCACAGGCATTGGAATGTCATATTCGAGCGAGGCTTTCTGTACCCATTCCTGCATTTTGATCCACTTCCGGGAATCATTGCACCTGCCCCAATCTTTCATCATCACCTTCGTGATGGCGAGTGTGTTGGGCTTAAAGTTGTTGAACTTTTTGTGATATCTCATTGGTGATCATCACAGTTGCAGTCAGGTTCACACACATTTTGCGCGAACTCTTCCAATACGGACATTAAAAGCATTTGTTGCTCTTGTTCTTCTTCAGTCATTATTTCACTCCGATCACTTTTGAATTGATTATGACACCTTCGTGCATCACAAGGTTGGCGTAATAGGTTTTCTTACCATTTGGCCGCTTCACCGAGGCGCAATGAGTCCAACCGTTTCGTTGGTGCATCCAATCTGCTTCAACTAATTGAAGCAACTCCCAATCTTGACCGTCTTCGTTAAACATTATTTTTTCCCCTCCATTTCCAATGCTTCCGCATATTCTTCTTCTGTCGTGGTAATAGTTCCACAAAGGATCAGAATGGCTCTTTCAAATTGCAATTCGCCATCTCGCACTAAACATTGATGTGCAGGTCTAAAACTTTTGATACCGCGGCCACTTTCACCAACTACTTCAACCGCTTCATCGTAAGTGAGATACCACTTCCCGGATTTGGATTGTCTCCAAACAAGGTCGTTTCTGCCACACCTTTTGCAAGTGACCGATTTTGCCATTTTCCTCCTCTGTCAGACTCCCTGCCTGACAAGACGAGTATAGGGGCGAAACTAGCCCTAGGTCAAGTAGCCCTAGATTTGCGCTCGAACATTGGCGTTCAGGGTTCTCAACGCATCAACCGACGTGCGAAGCGACAACAATTTTTCCCTCTTCGCCTTTACCAAAGCCTCAGCGATCTTGAACTGATACATCGTGTCCGACATAGCCAAATCTGCAACTGCTTCCCGGTTACGAATAGAACCCTCAGCCTGAAGATATGCCTTCGCCCACATCGCTTTGTGTGTTGCCTCGGTTTCAGCTGCTCTTTGAGCAAGAACTTCAAACTCTTCTGTGTCGGCTTCCAAGTTGGAAAGCAGACGCATGATCTCTTCTTCTATCTGTCCTTGTGTGATTGGGCCGTTTCTCATTCTTCCGGGTGCTTTCGTAGATCTGCGAATAATGCTTGATCCGTGACACCACAAGCATCAGCGATCTGACGATAAGGAACTCGTTTCTCGCGCAAACGCCGAACAACTTTTCGCCGCTGTTTGCCTAGGCGCACAACTGACTGTTGGTGTTCTCGCATCATCTGTGTGAGTAAACGACATTTCTCTAAATCGTCTTGTTCGCTTTCATGCTTAATGGTGTCATCGTTGATAACAATGTTTGGTTCCATAACCCCTCCGACCGTGTTGGGCCGATTATAGGGGGGTAGTGTTACGCCTCTAGCGAGCGAAGATATGCGTCACCTTTGGCGGTGATTTTGCAGATTCTTTGCAGTTCACCTGCCGTAGATTTAGCAAAATCTCCTGTTGGAACGATAAAGCCCATCGCACGTAGTTCTGAGCAACGCTTCCAGTAACAGCAACGAGGTTTCAGAGCAAGCCCGGTGAACATTCCTACCTCTTCATCGGTGAAGCCTCGACCGCTACCGAAAGCTTTGAGAATGATTACCTGTTGCGATGGTGAGCGTTTGACCGCACCTTTCGCTGCTTTCTTGCTAGTGACTGGATCAGAGTTTCTGAAGAGCGGAATGATTGTCGCATTCACTTCTTCTTTCTTTCCCCCTAATCCGTTAGATGGATGGAATAGTTGTCCTTGTTCCCGGTTCATAAAGTTCTCCTTCAACTTTTATGGTGATTTTGTTTTCCTTTTGTCTTGATGGCGCATGAAATGAGATCGTTGTTACGTGATCTCCTGTGTCATCAGGAAACAAATTAGCATCAACCATTCCGTCAATCGCTGCTTTTACTGCTGGCATACAGGCTGCGGTGTCCTGTAATCGCCCCTTTAGTTCAAGGGTGACCTCGACTGTTGCATCTGTAAGGGTGGTGTTTGGGCTGAGGGTGGCGAAATGTTCTCTCCACATTTTTGTGTTCTTGGCTCGTTCCCAACGGTTGCCTGCTCGTTCCGCGTTCACAGTCCAAGGTCGCATCCACACCTCAAAGGTGAACACCTGCCTGTAACCACTTGTTGAGGCTGTCACCTTGGATTCCATTGACCAAGACTACTTTTCAGGTTTGCGTAGCAAGCCTTTACTCATCGCCTCTGCCGGGTTCGCATGAACATATTGGTGACATGCCGTGCATAAAGCCAAAAGGTTTGAAGGATCGTGGCCGCCACCTTGAGATCGGCGCAACACATGATGCACGGCTTCTGCTTGTCCAGTACACACCTGTAACCGTGCTTCGCATACGCCTTGGCTTCGTTCGGCCACCACTTTCCGGGATTTAACTAAAGCCCCATCGGTTTTGACACGTCGCTTTATTGGCTTGCGTTTGATCGGTTTCTGTGACCTTTTGAGAGGTGTGCGCTTGAGAGGCTTTTTAGGCTTCAAGTTCGATGGTGGCTTTCCCTTGCTCCAACGCATCGTTAGCAGTTGCCACAAGTTCCTTCAACACTTCTCGATCTAACGACTTCGCCATACTGTCGTACATCCTGAGGAAGTTTGAGCGAAGCACATCAACATTCTCCGACATACAGATATCACGCCAACCAATTGCCTTCACAACAGCCTCTGTGGTCGCATGAGAGAACTCAGGAACGCCGCTACGGCCCTTCTCGCTTACTTGCCGTAAAACATCCTGCCAAGCCATTGCAGGGGCTGGAGATACCGCCCCGGATATTCGAGCGACCGCGTTGAGGATCTGTGCAGGGGAAGGGAAGAACTCTGATTCTCGGACTATCTCTTTTGCCGCAACCATCACATCCGGGGCAGGCAAACCGCTCAGAACATCGTGGAAAACTATCGCCGTTTGTTTCGTAACCTTCGCATTAGGAAAAGCCGCAGCCAAATAACCCAAAACTTCTGCTGTTTCATGTTTGTTCACAACTCCTCCAAAAAGTCTCTAATTCCATCAAATCCACGTGGCTCATTCTGCTGTCTTTCGCGTTGAGCCTGCAAACGCATCGTGTCGTACTTCGCTCTTAGTTTTCCCGGAGACAAAATGTTCGCTTTCCAGAAATCGTTTTGCTGTGACCACCGAATACACGCCTCAACCTGCTGTGATGTTCGCCCATCAAGGCGCAAGATCTTGTCCATGTCGTGAACCCACTTCTCGGTGATGTTGGGTGACTTGCATCCGTTGAGAACCATCAAGCTTGAGAGCAAATGGCAAAGCCGTGAGGCTTCTGACATGTTTCCTATGTACGGTTCTTTTACGGTTATGTACGGTTTGGGTGCATCTCCTGCACCCCGTTCTGTCGTCATATGCACCCCGTTCGGTATGACATGCACCCCGTTAGTGTCGTCAAATGCACCCCGTTCATCAACGACCTGCTCCTCCTGCACCTCGTTACGAAGACCCAAAGCCAAGTTCCAACCTTGCGGCCTACGGTCATGTCGAGGGATATGAGCTGCCACTATCCGAGGATCGCATCGGTAAATGACACCAAGTTCTTCCAATTCATCCAACTTCAGGCGTATGGCGCGTTCAGACAGCAACGTGTACCGCTGGATCGTGCCAACGGAAGGAAAAGCTGCCGTACCATCAGGGCGAGCATGATTAGCAAGGGCAAGCAACACTAACTTTTGGGTGGGCGATTTACAGGGTGCGTGATTTAACGCCCACGAATACGCCTCAACACTCACAAAAACCCATATCTAAAGCCTCAGAACGAAAAAGTAGAGCGAAATCTAGTGCGAAATAAAGAGCCGAGACTGGCGAATCCGACAAACACCAGCCCCGGCTCACTTCCTGAAACTTACCTTCCGATCAAAAAGGCTCTTCTTCAGGAAGCATCTCAACGATTGGCTGAGGGTTCATCAACGAATCAATGACCTGCGAAGCCTCTCGACTGTTCATATCTTTGGCCGTACTCAACGCATGACCAACGATCCCTGCACAATAGCCAACCACATCGCTGATCTGGTTATCTTTTGCCAACTTGTTGATCAAGAACACCTGCTTCTCTGAAACAGGGTTGCCTGCTGATGCCTGCTTTGCCGTAGGGCGAGCTACAGACGCATTAGAAGGCTGCTGAGGCTGAGTTGGGGCATTTACTACCGTGCTTCCCGGAAAGGACTTCGTAACCGTCTGTACCGTCACTCCACCGCTACCGCTGTCCTGCTTTGACCAGAGATTGAGCGCAATTCCGAAACGCATCGAACCGTTGCGTAATAGATCGCCAATGAGCTCCTTCTCATAATCAGCCTTATCTGCCCTTGCAGAACCAACACAGATCATGGATTTGCCAAGCAGGGTTAGTTTCCCCCACATCGTTGCCATACCGTTTTCAATGTGAATGGCAGGCCGCCCATTGATCCATTCAATCGGTTCCCATGACCATCCGCTGTCCACTTGAATGAGAATGCGTGTGATTTCCGAATGTGATACGTAACTGAGATTTACGCCATTCCGGGGGATCGTTCCCACGATCTTTGGATCTGGTGACGCATACTCGTCAAGCACCGCCCTCAACAATTGACCATTTAACTCTTCACTCATCTTTTCCTCCGTTTAACATCCGCATCGTGCGGAATGGGTTTCCTTGTTTCATGTATTGCTTTACTAAATCAGGGTGAGCCTCTTTCAAGGCTTTCGTGTCCAAACTTTCACGACCAGCCATTTGTTTCCAAGAAACTACACGCTTGCCGTGCAACAACCCAACCTCGTTGTCCAACAACATTCGAGCCAACGCATCCTTCGCCTGCTTTTCCTGAGCCTCGCCTTGAGCCTTCAACTCGCGCCCAACTTCAAGCAACTGCAAAAAGGTTTCAGCCTCAGCAGGCAACTCAATCGTTGTCTTGGCCGCCGGGAACATTGAAGCAATGTCATCAGCACTCAAATCCTGAATCAACTCATCAGACAGAGGCTCTTTATTGTCAATCATTTTGCCAATACGTTCCGCTTCAGCATCAATCGCATCCGCTAAACCATTGTCAAAAGGCATTTCAACGACCGTAAAGTTCTGTCGCTTATCAAACACACCGAAGAACACAGGACAGCCAACGATTTTGGACTGCATATGCCCTTGGGCGATCCATTCCTGAGGCAAATCAGAACCAGAGTTGATCGTGTACTTGCCTGTCACCTTGATTTCTCCGATGAACTCAGGCTTTTCTACCGAAGCAACTGGAACAGCATCAAGCGAACCAACCCATCGACCACCTGTGTAAACCACTTCCGGGGTCACCAAAGCAGTACCAAGCCTCAACCCCATCTCCTCAACAAGCAAAGGCTCCATCAGGTTGCCTTTACGCATCGCCCAACTTTCCTCAACCACAACAGGTGAAGTCAGTTTCTCCATATACAACTGTGCGCGACTCTTGTAAGGACTTACGCCCATCAAAGCTGACGCATCAGAGTAACCAAAAACGGCTTCCCCTTCCTCGTTTCTGAACCTATCCCACAGCCATTCGGCTGAACCATGTTTATGTTTCGGTTTTGTTTTCATATCTCCCTATTCTCCTCTAGGGGTGTCACAGAGTTAAAGCTGCTCCACCTGCCATATTTGTTTTGCGATCCACTTTGCCACCGGGGTAGCAACTCCATTTCCACACATTTTGTATCTGTGGGTATCCGACATTGGCGAACCATCAGCCTTGAAAGCCGTATGGTGCAACGGCCATCCCATCAGTAACTCGCATTCTGAAGGCGTAAGGCGACGTACCGCCATCTGTGGCTCACCATCATGTAACTGAATATGAGGCTCGTTATCTCCACGCTTAGATTCCGCTCGAAGAGTAGGAACTGTTCCTTCCCAAACACCGCCACCTAAACGCACCATCGTTCCGGGTTGAAACACCGTTGGCTCATCAACGGGCTGTGCCACGAAATCGCTGCTATCACGACCAACCCTTAACGAGCGATGAATCCCGGAATCATCAAGTTTCTGGTTATATCCGTCATACACCACAGGCTCAGTAATGAACATTTGGGCATGGTGCGACTGTGGGCTTGGCCGTAAACCAGTCAACGCATTAGCCGTATCTAATTCTGTAGCCGAGAAAGTGTTTGCCTTAGCGTCTTCACGAACCGAATAAGCGACTGAAGGTGACTGTTGGCTTGCTTTCAATGTTGGTGAGCAGTCCTCGGTGACGTTCGCATTAGAACCAAACTGTGTATCAAAAGCCAAAGGAACAGCAACCATCGGCGTGTTACCGCCACCTGTACCCATCTTCGCTGACAAGGTTTGAGTAACCCCATCTTTTGAAATCCGCGCACCATCACGATAAGAGTTTTCAAACAGGACAGTCGCATCCTCAACAATGGCAATGCCACCTTGATTCAGACTTGGATCAGGCTTCCAAGTATCCAAAGTTTTAGCCACATCAACCTCGTTTACGCCGCTATCCGGGTTAGAGGATTTCATTGAGTTAGACGACAAAGAATCAAACGCATAGACAGTTTGCTCAACAATTACATGAGCCGAATCTGTTGTCTCTGTTCCCCTCGGCCCAGAACCACTCTTTGCGGTCAAAGGGCCGACAGTATCCGAATAAATAACAGCGGTTGTTGTCCGAGTGTCTCCCACATCAAACGCATTCAATGTCGGAGAAACCTCACCTTCAATCCAAGTCTCATCGTCAGTAGCTGACTGCGCTCGGCGCGACTTCACAAACAGCGATGGATTTTCTTCAATGACCGCTTGAAGACGTTGCTTATCAGGCATTCTTTGTAGATCCGATGTGGTGGTCAGCGAATCCGCTACTTGTCCACCGTTCCACCATTCACTTGATCCCTCTCTTCCGGGGGCAACAATTCCACTCTCATCTCCAACGCCTTCTGTAAGCGTTCTGGCAGAACCTTTCCTCTTCGGTTTGCCCTTCTCAAAATGCCTTGGCAAGCTTTCGGAGACAGGTAATAACGGGTCGGGACACTTTGCGGCGGTTGCAGGATCGAACTGAGAGATGAGCCAAATGCGTCTTCTGCGTTGGGGGATTCCGAAAAAGCGCGCATCCAACATAGCGTATTCTTGGAGAACCGCCCCTGCTTCTGCCATTTCATTGATGACTGTTGCAAAATCTCTTCCATTGTTAGAAGTGATTGCTCCTGCGACGTTTTCCCAAACTGTCCATCGGGGAAAAGCTCCATTTGTGACATAACGCATCTCCTTGATAATTCGTACTGCTTCGTGAAATAAACCTGATCGTGAACCTTCCAACCCGGCGCGCTTTCCAGCAACTGAGAGGTCTTGGCACGGGCTGCCAAAAATTATGATATCTACAGGCGGTAAAAACTTTCCGTCAACAGCAGAAATGTCACCCCACTTTTGAACATCAGGCCAATGCCTATCTAACACGCTTCGACAGTTCTTATCCCACTCCACTTGGAACTTGCATTCCGCGTAAGGGTCAAAACCCATATCAAAACCGCCCACCCCGGAAAAGAGGCTGCCGTACGTTAGTTGTTTCATCATTTCCTCCCAAAAGGTTCCCTCACACTAATGAAGCACTCAACCCAAGTCAAGGATTACTTAAAAGTTTTGTTTCCTTGATCATTGCAACCGGGATCGCCAACAGGTGATCATACGCATCGTCATCGTTAAACGACTGTGCAAGAACCACATGATCTGGTTTCCCACCTTCAAGCATCCAACCAACCGAACTAACTACACACGGCTCTTCCGCTATCGGCAGCGAAATCCACGATTCAGAGATCGCATGAGCATCATGCCACGTAACCATAACAATTGGGTGTTTCATAGAACCGCCATATCCGACCAGCCTTTAGGGTCATGTTTTCCGACCAAGAAAGTCAAAGTACCCGGCGTACTCCAATTTCCTGTCATATCTGTGTACCACTTAGAACCACCGTCATTGGAAGGGCATTGAAATCTGTACCAAGGCCCAAAATCCTGTACCTGAAGGTGATGCCTGTGAGCAGTCACCCAAATATCAGGTTCACGACCTTCCTCACGCAAAATCCTGATGGATTGACCGCGCAACCATTCGACCTCTTTGCCGCTGATCTTATGACCGTGTGTAAAAGCGACTTTCACCCCGGATAGCTCTGAGGTGGTTACAAACTCATCGTGAGGGATAGTCCAACGCATGTTCTCTACCTCAGGCCGCCCATCCAACACTCGTTGCAGGGCATCAGTAAGGAAACCACCAGCATTGTCGGAATCCGAGGTAACAGATTTACCGTTCCTTCGCATCCACTCACCGTGATTACAAAGCACCGAAATGAACTCCGACCGTTCGGCAAGGGGGGCTAACTGACGTACGCCTTGCGCCCAAAGGTCAAGAGCCAAAAGCAACTGTTGGCGTTGAGTGAGTTCAACCGTAAACAACTGACTGGCATAGTTACCATCACAGCCCTCCACCGGGTCACCCATATTGACAATGGCAATGTTTTCAATGTTGCGACCAAGCTTGCGAAGTTCCTTAATCCGGGCAACAGTCGCATTCACTCCATCCAAAATCCGCTCAACTGCACCTTCCGTGCCGCCACCAGCAGACTTACCGATCTGCTGATCAGCCCAACAAACCACCAAAGTAGAACCAACAGCAGGGCTTTCCACAACAGTCCGTGCAATCGGCTTCCATTTAGCCACATACTTCCTGATCTCCTCAATCTCCGCGTCAGGCAACGCATCAACGCTCTTCCTACGAAACTTCGCTCGATACGAATACAGCCAAATCAGGTCACGATCACCGTTCTCAAGGCGTTTAGACGACTGCCATTTAGACATACGAACCGTGTCATCAGCGACCTCAAATACATCAGGATCAAGCCCAAAAGACCGCAAAACACTATTCCAGTCACCCGTCAGCTGCGTAGGCATAGCCCCGGTAGAAAGTTCACCACCGTCTAATTCAACGGTCGCCCAAGCTTTCGCATCAGGGTTTGGTGACTCTGCTTCTAACTCGTCAAGAAACTTTGACACTATGTTTCCACCTTGAAATACCACTACGCGACACTTCGTAACCCATCTTCCTCAACGCCCTTTCAATAGCACCAGCAGAAACCTTGGGATCATGTATCGCATCAACTAGATCCTGAAATGACTCAGGCTCCATTAACTGTCTAAGCCGATCTTCCGTACTCAAAGAACCGTTGTTCTCTAGAGCATCCTTAAAACGCATCATTTCAGCCATAAATCTCTCCCCAAGATTGGTTGAGAAAACTCTACATCACACCTTTAGCGTGATCGGTGATATGGCTATCAATCTTGTGTTCCACACGTTCCATACCATCAGCAAGGCGATCCAACGAACTTATGACCATCGCATGATCATCCTTGTTTTCACCCCGGAGCATTACAAGAAGCGTAGTAAGCACCCCGCCAACGACAGTAACGAGTGCGGCGATAACCGCTCCCCAATCCACATCACGCCCCAGCCTGCTTGGAAGCCACAAAAGCGGCCACATCAGGCGTAGGAGTAGCAACAACCATACGAATATGCCAAGGCTCCTCAGGGAGAACTTCCCAAGAGAAACCGAATCGAGCAATGTTCGCTTTCATCCAGTTCAAGATCTTCCCGTTCGCATTAGCCACATCAACAGCGATGCCGAGCATATGGCGACTGCACTTCGTTGGATCGTCTTCCGGGGCTGCCAAAGGAGCCATTCCGGGCTTCAAAAACCATTTCTTACCCTGATAGGTACGCGTCTTGCCAGTACCAGTATCGGTTTGGCTGTAGCGTTGCAAAAATCCTTTGAGTTGCTGGTCAATACTGCGGAATGTGTCGCCTGCTGACGTCGGTTTGAGAACAATTCCTTCAGCCTTAGCTGCAGCGACCATCGCATCCCAAGCGTCTGCACAACACTTCTCCAGCATTCCACCGCCATCTACCTTGCGGAGCATATCTTTGGTGATCTGGGAAGGCTTTTTGCCCTTCACATGGGCGCAAAACTTGATCGGGGTGACAAACATTTCGCTCATTCTGTTTCCTCTGCTTCAATCGCATCGTTTTTCTCGCGCTTTCCCCCGGTAGAAATCATCAAACCAGCCAAAGTGCCTGTAATAAAAGTCGCTACAGACGACAAAACACCAAAAAACATCTTGTCATTTTCGGCCTGAACACCAATCGGCTGCGTCACGAATACGAGTGCATACAAAATAAAGGTGGTCGTGATCAGCAAAACACCCCCAAGAATGCAACCAACAACGAACTTCAGTCGAGCATCCAACTCTTCAGGGCTTAAACGGGTCTTTTTCATGGCAAAACAATCGTTTCTTCAGTAATGGTTTCATTCGGGTCAAAGCCAATAATGTCCGACGTACAAGTACCAGACACCTTGCATTGAGGCTCAACGCATTCCGGGGCTTCCCAATTGGCAGGGTCTTGGCATTCATAACGGTAACCACCGTCATAACCACACCCCGCCAATACGAGAAACAGCGCGAAAAGCGTTTTTCGCATTAGTTACTTAGCTGCCTTTTTTGCAGGAGCTTTCTTAGCAACAGCTTTTTTTGCTGGTGCTTTAGCGACTACAGGAGCAGCTTCAAGAGCCTTATTCGCTACCTGAAGCAACAGGGCTGTGTTCTTGTCACCGATTTTGGTGGACAGAACCGACAATCCTGCGGCTACTGCTGGTAACAGAACTGCGATCAGTTCCGGGGCAAGATCCACTTTGGCTGCCACGTAGGTGACAATACCTAGAGCAAGACCTTTAATAGCGGCATCTGCGTGACTAGCTTCCAATTTATTCATTTTCATCCTTCTTAAGAACGGCACCAACGAGATGAATCGCTGTACCTATGAGTGTTATCCATATTCCCCAAGTACGGGTACTACCTGAAAGGGTGATTAGGACTAGCCCAGTTCCACAGGTCGTCAACACAAGTCCGTGTATCTCACCTAGAAACTTTTGCACTATTACTCCTAAACCGATCCTGAGTTAGGAGCCATGATAAACGGCCCTAAAGGGCTGATCGCATAGATAAGGGTTTAGACCCTCACCCTCCTAGAAGCCACTACTGGAGCGGAAATAAGCACACCTGTGCCTGCAACAACAACACGGCGCGTACCAACATCAATCATGGAATCCAAAGGGTAATAACCATCAAACACCCCACCAAAGACATTGATTTCCTCTTGGAACGCATCACGAACCTCAACAGGAGCATCCTGAACCGCTGCGGTAATCTCCTCACCATTCTCAGCTGTTAAAGCCCCCTCATCAACAGACCCAAACACCTCTGTTGCCTGCTCCCCGGAAACCGACTCCAACACTTTCGCGCTAGAAACCAACTCGACAGCCTGCTCAGAAGCAACACCCCCCTCCTGCCCAATCACCAAATCCACAACCTGAGCAACCTGATCGTTAGTGATCGCATCAGAACTCAACACATTGACCACCTCAGCAAAGCGTTCCTCAGTCAAAGGCGTATCCAACACAGCCGAAAAAGTCTCCACCAAAACCTTGTCAGAAATCTGCTCATCAAAGATCGCATCCAATACCGTCTTAAACTCCTCGGTAGATAACGGCTGATCCAACACCTGTTGGGCTAACTCAATAGTCGCCTCATCCGAAAGATCCGCGTCAAACACCGAATCCAAAACCGTTGCTAGTTCACGTACAGAAAGATCAGCTTCCACCAAACTGTCCAAAGCGGCTGACATAACCTCAACAGTCGCATCCTCCGTAAACACAGCATCCACAACACTTTCCAACTGTGCGACCGTAACATCGCTAGTCAAAATCTCGTCAATAGCTGCCGACACTTCTTCAGCGGAAGCATCCGGGGTAAACGATTCTTCAATGATCGCATCAAGAACCGTGTCTAAAATCGGTTCATCAACAACTATTTCTGTATCCTGAGGCAATGGCTCAACAACCGTTGTAGGAGGGATTTCAAATGTTGGATCTAATTCAACTGGCATTTCTGTGGTTACAGGAGGATCCTCTTGGGGTAGTGGCGTTTCTATCGGTTCTTCGACTATTGTGGTTGTCGTGCCAGTTGGCACCCAAACGGTCGTGGGAGGCGTAGATGGAATGGTGGGGATGGTTGTTGGTGTCACCGATGTGGTGGTTGTTTCTTCTAATGTTGTGGTCGTTTGTGGCTGAGAAGAAGAGGAAGAGGAAGAAGTAGATGAGGTTGGCAGGGTTGTTTCTGTTGTTGTTTGTGGTACTCCCGTTGTATTGGGCAGGGAAGTAGTTGTTGTTGTCGTTGTTGATGCTTCCGTTGTTGTGGTTTCAAGGATGGAAGTTGTCGTTGTTGTTTGAGCTGCAGTCCACAAAGACAGGTTGCTGATCGTCAAGTTTCCCGGCTGACAACAAGAATCCGTTGAATACTGCCTGAAAGTAAAAACATCCCCCTCAACAACAGGGATAGATAGCGAGCCAGTCGCATTGTTTTGTTGAGTTAACAAAACATAGTTGCCATTAACCGCGTACTGTGGTGGGTCATACACCCAACCGTCAAAGGTTTGATAAGCCCAAGTGAAATCTACGGTGTCCACCCCTTCCGGGATAACAGTCTCAATCTTCACCCAATTAGACCCCTGACAACCACCACCATCAGGGCCATACAGAACAATGCTGTTGTCCACCACATCAACCGAACCAGTAATACAAGACTGTGATGCAGTCCAATTACCCAACGCATCAGCTTTCACCCTGCTAACAGGGATAAACAAAGCCAACAACAGAACAGGAACAAACGTAAACCATCGAGAAAAACGCATCACAATGCGTTATTTCTAGCCTAAATCTAGGTTGCTTGTTTCTTGAGTGGGTTTAGCGAATAGCGCAAACCGTATTACGAAAATGAAGATCAGACAACTGGTATTTCAACCCATGCCAATGTTTCTTCATCCCACATATAGTCGCCTTCAGGTTTTGGTGTCGGTGCCTGCCAATCATAATTTTCATCTAGCGACCAAGATGGAAATGGTTGTGGCGCAACAAACACATCAGCATCAGCATCATAAGTAAAACCAATACCTGCATATTGTTTGCGGATGTTGTTGTTGTATGAAGTGCGAACACAGACTTGCCCTCGAAAGTTGCCGTACCACTCTTCCGGGTTCAAACCATCAAGCAATTCATTTTCGTCTTTACCAACAATTACTTCTGTCACAATGTTGTTGTTATCAAGAAAAGCGTAATGTGCCATCAGAAAGTCACCGAACCTGTACCAGCAGTAAACGTGTAAACACGATAACCGCTACGACTTGAAGTGCTAACCGAATAAGTTAAACCTGCACCGATTGTTGTTATAGCAGGATATGTGCTTTCGTAGGCAATAATAACTACACCAGAACCACCGTTTCCACCTATTGTTGTTCCACCAGCACTAGCGGCTCCACCACCACCGCCACCCGTGTTGCCAGTTCCTGCCCCACCATTTCCTGATCCAGAACCATTGCCGCCACCACCTGAACCACCTGATGTTGCTCCAACATAATGACCTGCACCGCAACCACCACCACCAGCACGTGTTGTTGCAACTCCATCTATTGATGACGATGAACCAGTACCACCATTACCTCCTGTTGTTCCTGCAGCACCTGCACCACCGCCTGAACCTCCGTAATAAGGATTTGCGTTATACCCTGCACCACCATCGTTTCCTTGTGATGGGCTAGTTGAAGGGGTATTACCCAAACCAGCAGCCGCGTCAGTATTTCCACCGCCACCGCCACCAGAACCACCATCTCGTTGAGTATTCAACGTACCGCTACCACTAGAAGCACCACCACCACCAGTCGAAGTGATGCTTGAAAGAATACTGCTGTTACCCCTAGTGGAGTTAGAATATGTTGAACCAGTACCACCTGCACCAACTGTTACGGTAAATGATCCAGTTGGGGTTGTGAAGCTTGCTGAAGTTCTGTACCCACCAGCACCGCCACCACCACCTGCGCGTGAAAGACCTCCATCTGAACCACGACCACCACCGCCACCAGCAATTACAAGATATTCAAATGTTGGTGCAATATAAATCGGAGCTACAGATGTAGCTGTAGTTGTACCACTCGCATAACCAAAAAGGTTTTGCGCGGAAGAACTACTCACATAACCAAGAGGCCTAGACATTGACCACTCCAACCTTTTTACGAACGTCGTGCATACCATCCAAACCGTACACAGAATCATTTTCTTGGTTCACATTGACAACATTATCAAAATCATGTTCAAAAAATGGCAGGCCCAAAAACTCGTAAATCCGGGTTAATTCTTGATTCGGGTGAGAAACCAAATCATCGTAATCAACAAAAAGAAACATATCCGAATCATTTTCTAGCATCGCATGGTTCAAACCAATAGCAGCGATTTGTAATTCCTCAGCAAAAACGGAAGAAAAAAAATCATCACGGCCGTTATCAGCGAATAAACGGACAAAAGATGTTTCAATATCTTCAAGTTTTCTTGTGCAACACACAATTTTTGGGTCTTCAGAAATATATTTTTTAATCAGACCGATATTCAACGGCAATGTCCATGCTCGACACTTATCAATAACGACAGGTCTTTCAACATCAGAGTAATAAATACTAGGAATCTCTTTAACAAGCTCCGAAACATCGCGGCTATTTCCGCTTAATTTATTTGTTCGTTCAACAGACTGGCTTACATTCCACATTAAATCGCATAAACCTGACACACCTTCAGTATGAATATCCGGGTTTTGATACAAAATACTTGTTAATAAGGTGCTACCACTTCGCGGTAGTCCTGAAATGAAATGAAGTTTCATTTTTATTGTTCAATCCACTCGCCATTTTCTTCATCCCAAATCCAACGTTCAACCTCATAAGGCGTACCATCAAGCCAATTTTTCGTCAAGATTTCTTCACTCGGTTTCGGAACTGGTGGATTCCATTTGCGTTGCTCTTGGCTAAAAGTCCAAGAGTCAAATGGTTGAGCCAATGAAAATGTGTTGGTATCTGAAAAATAAAAACCACCAATATGTGCGACATTATTCATATCGGTTGCCACATATGTAAATCCATCTTGTGCAACTTCTGATATTTTATTTTCTTCAGCAACAATGACGTTTACAACTTTGTTGTCGTTATTTATTTGCGCCCAATTCATTAGAGTGCATACCTCACAATAACTATTCCACCAGTTGCAGAACCGTAGTATCCATATGTTCCTGTTCCGCTACAGGCACCACTTCCATATCCTTTTGCCCCAACAACAGGTGTATTGTATGTTGAACCAAATCCTCCTGTGTAGTTTCCAACAACACCTTGACCAACCCCCCATACACCTTGGTAGCCTGCGTAACCATAGCCCATCCCCCCCCAAGCAATAGCCACATTTTCAATTATTGTGTTTGTATATTGACTAGATGCAGAAGGTGCGCGAAGAAGGTCAAAAAAACTAAAATTAGTTAAATCATTTGGTAAAGCAAACCCTGTGCCAACACGTCCTGAAACATCCCTGTTTCCACCCCCGTATGGTGCGCCTTGAGCTCCAGCAAGTGCGGCAGATGTTGCTCCGCCTCCAGAACCAGAAGACCCTCCTTCACTATTTCTCCCTGTCGCTCCAGCATAACCTTCAACGGGTGTGTATGAACCAGCGTTACCTGCGGCACCAGAGTTTGTTGAATATGCACCGCCACCAGAACCACCTGATGCAGCAGCCTGACTTGCTGTTCCACCACGACCACCACCTGTAGCAGAAATAGTTGTTGATGAAGTAACAATAGAACTATTCCCGCCATTGGTCGGTGTTGTGTTGTGGGATGTTCCTGCTGCTCCAACTGTAACTGCATAAGAGTTCCCGACAACAAATGTTGCCGCAATTAAGTTACGAACTCCACCTGCACCTCCACCACCACCACCAGCACCAGCACCGCCACCACCAGCAACGACAATTACATCTGCCGATGTTGTTGAGGCCACAAAGGTTCCAGAAGCAGTAAAAATTGCGTAACGGTAAGAGCTACCTGTGTAGTAGTAAGGCGAAGATCCATAACCCATCGCATAGGCAGGAACTGCCGTGCTTACCGTCGAACTGACGTAACCTAACTGCCTACGATCAGCCATAGGTTATGCCGAGATTCTATTAACAAACCCGTGAAGAACAATCACATCGGCTGTAGCAGCAAATGCTTTAACAATTTTTGCAGTCGCATTTCCTTGCAACAAAAGACCCGGAATGATCGTCACTAAACCAGCCTCAGGCAAAACGGTCACCTCAATGTTTCCATCAGGCGCGGTTGTTGAACCCCACTCAATCGTCAACTTGACCGAAGATGTAGAAGTGTTAATCGCATACAACCAGATTTCATCAATATCTGTGGTCGTAGTTGAAGCCGTATGAATTGTTGTACCAGCCGTAGCCGTAGCAGCAACCTTGATGCCCAAGCCAGTACCCGTAGTACCGCCTGTAGGTTCTAATGTTTTCTTTGTATATGTTGCCACAATGACTCCTAACTAAAGACTTGAACTTGCAGAATGTCTGCACCACCACCAACAGAAACCCACGCGGAGCCGTTATATACGGACACCGTGTTTGAATCCATCAAATAACTCATCATCCCCTCGGCCAAAGTTGCCTCGCCAGCACCGCCAAAAGCGGCCGTACGTGCAGCTTCGTCAGCGAAACGCATGACGGTTTGATCCATTAGGTAGGTATTAACCTGTGCGGCGGTCAATACGTCGCCCGCCACGAAAAGCTTAGATCCTGCTCCTGCCATAGTGCGCCTATCTTATGTAACGGAGATAAAGCATTTATATATAGTGGCGATTAGTTATCAAGGGTATTTGTGTCCAATAAGCCCTTGGTTACGCTGTCCAAAATGACCACCGAACTATTCAAACCTGTAGCGGTCGATGCCCCAACCCCTGACCCTATGGCTGTTCTAACCTTGTCACTAATCCAAGTTGCCGTATCTCCAGCAGTTGCCCCACCACCCCCGGAAGCGGTCACGAAACGATAGTTGTACTCACCCAACGCATTTGTGTCCAACAAACCAGTCGTAGCATCGTCTAAGCGCAAAAGAGCAATAATTTGCCAATCACCTGTTCCTGTTGATGTGCCAGAACCTGTTGCTGTTCTTAGTACAGTTCTCAAACCATCACTTGAAGAAGATCCAGTACCGTCACCTGTCGCATCACGCGGAGCAATATGCAAGCCCGTAGCCGAATCCCCGGCAGTAGCCGACCCAGAACCGACAGCGGTGCGGTCAGCGATATGCAAACCAACAGCCGTACCCCCTGATGTGCCTGACCCGGTAGCTGTTCTAGTGAATGTCTCAAACGAAGCAGGAGCAAGCTTGTAGGAGACAGTATGGCTTTGGGCCGTAATCACATGCTCAATATGTTCAATAGTGACGTTCTGATAGATGGTGGAAGGGCTGCCAATAGCATAAGTTTTAAGCACTCGAATATCAGAACCGATATCAAGATCAATGATCTGTTGCTGTTCAGCAGGAGACACCAAAGCCCCGGCAAACTGGACTTCCAAACCGTCAAAACGGTAACTAGGAATACTGTAAAGAGACAGCAAATAATCCGCTAAATCTTGTGCATCCGAGTCAGAACACAACAAATTGTTTACCGAAAGAGCTGCGATACCAAAAGTAGATTGGCTAGTCGCATCGTCAGCCACTCCGGGGTTGATTGAGTCAATTGGCGTACAGATAACACGGTTGTAGAGGTTTTCTTGCCCATAAACAATGGACAATCGGTTGTATTCGCTTCCAACCCCATCATCGCTGAAATAGTGGTCAATCGTTGGTGATCCTGTGACGCGACTGCCAAAGAAAAGTGTTCCATCACCCTTGACAACCAAAACGCCACGTTCTGTGGCCGCTACAGCTTGCAACGCATCTAAAGCCCTTGTGCCAAAGGCAATAGGGTCATCAAGACAGGTAATAGTTCCTGACTCAATATCTGTCGTACCTGAAAACCCGATTTCCGGGAGATCCAAAATCGCTGAAACTCTTGCGCCGCTTAACTGGCTAGTTGGCAAATACTCATCCAAATACGCATTCGCCAACAACACGAAATCATCGGCCACATCAATAGTCACCGTTGACCGCGTTATCGGTGAACTTGTTGGATCATAAGAAATATCAATATCGGTAATTCGACCTGTAAAAATCGCTGTGCTGCCATAATAAACGGTCACTTTGCGGCGAATCGTGACACCAGAAGTATCGGTTACTGGGTCGTAATAGCGAGATTGAGTGTTTTTAGGGTCTAATTCACGGTCATTATTGGTCAAAACCAAGGTCATAATCCCGGCTTGAAAATCCTGAAACTGGTCATGGCGACCGCGAGAAATGCGTATTTCCTGAACTCGATCAGTAATGTCATCTGTCGTTCTGCCATCCAAATAGCAGTTTCCACCCAAAACACCTAACGATGAGTCATCTAGGGTGAACTCGTTTGAGGGTAAAGCGAGATCTGCCAAAACACTATAAGTACCGCCCCAAGGCATTAACTGTGGCATGTTACTGAGTCTTTACAGGTATTTTGCCGTTACGTCGTTGGTAGCGAATCAGCTCATTAACAATCGCATCACCAATAGAAGCACCATCAGCCCCCATCCCGGCGTTCACCGTGATATTGATTGGTTGGCCACCGCCCATCATCCGCTCCAAACGATCCATAGGGATAATAGCTTCTGGACCCTTTTCGCCAATCATGCCGATCTGCGGCGAAGTGATCAGGCCGCCTTTCGCATGGGTCAAACCTTGAGCCTTGAAAGCCGCGTAAAGGTTCGGGAAAGCAATCTTTGCTGAAGCAACAGGCGTACTTGACTTCAATGCCCCTGCTTCCGGGTGAAGATCTCGGACAGCAGAAATGAAAGAACCGTACTTGCCAGAAGCTGCAACGGCTTTAGCGGCTGAAATCTTATCAGCAACCGTTTTTGGCGGTGCGCCTGTAGTTGCGTCTTTTCCAGCCAAATCAGTCAACTCAGGGATAGTTAAGTCAGGCATGGAATCTTGCAACGCTTCCAATCTTGCTTCCAAACCATCAACAAGTTTCTGAGCCAAAGCAATACCAGCATCATAGAAAGTTGAACCAAGCAAAGTCTTGAGATTTTCAGCCGTTTCAAGCAACGAGTTTTCAATCTTTGTTGACGTTGCAACAGCCTCAGAACCGCCATCCAACAAGGCTTGCGCGATCTCTGAACCAGCCTCAACACCAGCATTAAGAACCTGCTGGATAGCACCCGGAGAGAAACCAGCAGCAATCAGTTGCTTAATCTTCTCGGCAAAAGCAGTCGCATTCTGAGCCTGTGCAGCCAACGCCGCAATGAAATCAGCACCAACTCGATCACCAACCTTGAAATACTGGTCAGCAACCTTCAAACCAGCCTTCTCTGAAACCTCGCCAATCTCCGTAAACAGTCTGTTTGTCTCAGCAACAGCAGCCGAACCACCAGCAATCAGTTCATCTGCCATCAAACCGCCCGTAACAGCACCAGCCTGAATAATCTGATCCATACCATCTTTAGACAAGCCCATCGTCAACAACTGTTGAATCTTGCCTGCAAAACCCTTTGCCTGCTCAACCTGAGCGCGTAACTGATCCAAGAACGAAATCTGTTTCGCCTGAGCAGCCGAAGCCTTATCAGTCGCATCAGCCAAAGCTTCTTGCGCCGGGATCAGGTCAATAGCAGCCTTTTGGATTTCCTCAAAAGCCTCACGGCGAGCCTTTCGACCAGAAGCGTTTGAATACTTATCAATCGCATCATTGAACTTTTGGTTGGCAGTATCGGCCATGTCCTGTGCTTTAGCAAGGTTCTCGTTAGCCGTAACAAGATCCTGTGCGGCTGACTGTTGCTTAGAAATAGCGTCAGACATGCTCAAAATAGACGAAATTGAATCCCCAACAGACTTGGCATAATCATCATGGATTTGCCTTGCTTCCTCAATCTTTTCGTTGTATTCGTCAGCCTTTTGTTTAGCGACAGACATAGCATTGCCGAAATCAAAAGCACCCATAATCGCGTCATCAGTAGCCGATCGAAGAGCATCCAGCTTGGCTTTCAACTCTTCCAACTTCTTAGAAGCCGCCTCAATAGCAACGTTGTATTTCTTGGTGATCTGCTCAATCAACTTCTCTTTTTGCTTCTGCAACGCTTTATCAGCATCCCCGGCTTTCTTAGACGCATCGCTTACTCGCGTCAAACTTCCAGCAACAGAGTCATAAGCCTTAGATTCCTTCTCCAAAACAGCCAAAGTCGCATTCAACTGAGCCAAATAGCGAGCTTGAGTATCGTCACGCGACTTAGCAGGGTTCATCAACTCCAAAGCCTTGACAACAGCAGCGATCTTTTCCTTCACCCCGGTGATATCGGCATCAATCATCACCTTTGTGCGAAGACCTGACAGGAGGTTCATTGACTCCAAAATCGCGTTAATCTGCTCATCGGTAGCCTTACCAGCCTTTGCTGACCTGATAAAGCCTTCAATCATCACCGAACTAGCAGCGGCAATCTCTTCCTTACCCTTGCCCATGTTATACATGGCCGCTGAGTTCTTGTTGATCTGCTCAAACAGGTCAAAACCAGCACTCGTTAACGAATCAAAGTCTCCACGTGCAGCTTTAGCAGCATCTTGCACACCAGTCATCGCCTCGCGCATCTCATACCAAGTCTTCGCATTGGCAACAGCGTCATAGTTCTCGATACCAAACATGGCTTTAGCCATTTCCTCAGCCGTAGCCTTGCCATCCTCGGCGGCAGCCTTAAACTCCTTCAAACGGTCAATCATCGTGGAAACAGCCATCTCAGCCTTTTCAGTTTCCTTAGCAACCTTCTTCTCTGCATCAGAAGTCTTATTTAGTTCTTTACCGACCGCATTCAAAATATCCAAATATGTTTGGTCTGTTGCCACTTTCCCAGCAGCTTTCAACTCAGCTTCCGTTGTGGCCTGAATGTTTCTGACAATCTGTGCTTCTTCCTTACCTAAAGCAACAACCGCGTCTAAGTGACCCTGAACGAAATCTTTGATACTGGTTTTCTCTGCCTGATCATCAAGTTCTTCAATCTGTGCAGCAAGATCTTTATATTGAGCTGATACTTCACCGATAACAGTACCGTTGTCGTCATATGCACTAACAGCACTTGCAATATCTTTTGCTCCCGCAACACTTGCACCAGCCATAATTGCCATCGCATAAGCAGCGTCATAAGAGCTCTTATTGAAAGCCATCAAAGTAGGAATAGCGTCTTCTTGGCTGGCGTTCACATAGTTCAAAGCAGAAGATAGTTTTTCTCCATCTTCCCCGGTTTTAAGAATCGTTTTTCCAAGTTGCTCCGTAGAAGACAAATACTGAGACAATGCTTCTTTATTTTTCTTCAAACTAGCGACTTGTGTATCAATAGCCTCAGTTAATGCTTTAGTACGTTCCTCAACCTGTTTATTACGGTTAGAGAATGCAGTAAATATCTTGAAAACAGCGTAAAGGGCAATTGCGATCAACAACATCGGAAGCACCGAAGCCATAAAGTTGAGAGCCGCAGTTTTCATAGCCATAAAGCCCTGAACGGTCATAGCCGTGAAAGCCTGCATCCCGGTAGCACCAAATCGACTAGCGGTAGCAAAATACTCCACCATCCCGGAAGCAAACATCGTGGCTTTACCAAACAACATTTGTGCGGTAGTCGCCGTACCTGTAGCAATCGCACTCTGGGCTGCAGCAACCTTCTGCATTACCAAAGCGGCAACAAACTTGACACCAATGAGGATAATTAAAGGCTCAAGCAAAGGCCCCATCATCTCAAGCACAGAAGCAAACGCATAGAACGCGCCAGAAACAACTGTAATAACCCCTGCAAGTGGCCCAGCCAACACCTCAACAATGCTTGAAATGCCTTCCAAAATCGCTTCTGCAGCCCGACCAATAGCCTTGCTGAACTTAAGGAAAGCAGGAACTAATGGAACTGCAGCCTTCGCTACGCGAGAAAAACTGTCTCGAAGTTTAGGGTTCAAAGCAACAAGCACACCGATACCAGCAACTACCGGGTTCAAACCGCCTGCCAAGCCCTTCAAAGGTGTCATTAGCAAAAGACTCTTACCAGCCATCGTTGTTATAGCGGTTGCGGCAGCCATCAACATTGGCGTGAACTTGCTAATGGACTCTCCTAATCCATCAACATCAAGTTTCGCATCTTTGAAGTTTTTAATCATTGCGGCTAACTTCTCAATACCAGCCGTAAATGGGGCAAACAGCATCGTCATAGCGGTTGTCAACTCGCTAACAACTGGATATAAAGCCCCGCCTTCACGAAGTAACTTTGAAAACCCGGAGAACAAGTCATATGAGGCTTTAATCATTGGGCCGAAACCAGCAAGCAACGCATTACCCATCGCCACCTGCATATCGTTCACAATTCGAGGGAACGAACGTAGAACCTTTCCGGGTTCTTGCATGGCCGCCGTGTAAACACCAGCAACCTTTGCACCTTCATCCATGATCAGGTTGATAATTGCCTGTTGACGCTCTTGAGCGTTCAAAGTGTTTGAGGTTTTACCGATTTCTAATGCGTAACGGGCATAACCTGCTGAAGCTTGCTCTGAAACACCAGCAGATTTGAGCAACATACTGTTACCCGTTTTGATAGCACGGGTCAGAATCATTGCCGTATCGGTTGAGTTCTTTTGCGAAATAACCGCCAAGTCCTGTGCTACACGCGCAACTTTGGAGGCTTCAGCCATATCAAGGTTGCCTTGAGCAAACTCAATAGCCATCTGCTGTGCGGCAGCCATCTCAATACCGTTGTCACGGATGGCGTTAGCAGCCGATTTAATGTTTTTTGCACCGATCCCGGTGGACTTACCAATCGCATCAATAGCGACGTTCAACTCCGAAACACGGGCGGCAGCTTGGAATGATGCTTTGCCCCATTTGACAAGGGCAAAAGCAGCACCACCAATAACAGCCCCGGCAGCGACTAAGCCTTTATTTACGCCACCAACGGTTTGATTTAACTGATTTGCAGAGGATGAGGCTTGTTGAAAAGCCTTGGTGAAGCCATCGTCAATCGCACGTAAGTGCGCTATAACTTGGATATCTTCGGCCATTTAATCACCTCCTGCGTTTGCTTGCTTGTTCAGCCTCGTAAGCCCTTAACTTGTATAGGGCGGCCCACTCGACTATTTCGGCAGAGGTGATTGGGAGATGGGCAGGTGAGCCGTACAAAAGTTCAGCCACCGTGCGCCCCAACTTCTCCGCTAGTTCGAAGAGGAACCGCCGTTCTGTGTTGATGAGGAGTCTTTTCCCGCTACATCAATGGCATCAGCACCAAAACCCGACAATCGCATAGCGACCGTGTTGATCTTCTCCAACGCCGCGCCATTCTTGGACATGATGGTGTCCTTGTCAGCGTGGGT